GTGAAGGCTTGGTCGGTCGGGAAAACCGTGGGGGCGTTGGCGCGGTTTTGGAGGCGTCTGGCGGTCTTGCGGTTGACGTGGCGGGCGCCTCGGCTGGCGTTGCATGAGGCGCATGAGCCGACGAGGTTGTCGCGGTTGTAGGGGTCGCCTCCGTTGTCGAGTTCAACGAGGTGGTCGGCTTGGGTGGATGGTGCGCGGTGGCACCAGTGGCAGATGGGTTCCTCCTCCAGTACCTGCTTGCGTAGTTGCTTCCATTGGGTGGTGCTGTAGATCGGGTTGCCGGCCATGTGCTACCGCCTCGCTTCGCTCGTTGGTCTGACGCGCCTCTCGTTCCTCGAGGCTTGTCCTCATCTTATGGTGGCCCGGTTTGCGCGTTGTGCCCCCCACACTTCGGGCAACTAGCCCCGGTAGCCGGATTGAGTAGGGCGGACACCGTTGGCGGTTTGTGTCGTTCCGTGACGCCGCTCCCCCATGTCGGGCATGGAGGTCTACCCACGTTGCCGTGTGTCGTCCTCTGACCGGTTGCGTGCCGGTCGGGCCTGATGCCCACCTCGTCCGTGGGCTGTCGTGATCGGTTGTGGAGTGCGGACGGTAGCAGACGCTTAGGGGGCCGTGCGGAGCATGGCATCAGAGGATTCCCATAGGATCCCGTTGTAGGTAATGACCTGCCACCCGCGATCGGTTCCGGGTCGGATGAATAACACCGGGTACCACATGTGCTCGTCATTGGCGAGCGGGTGCACCTCGAGGGGCTTGATCGGCTGTTGCCATGGGTGGTTCATGATGGGGTCCTTCCGAGGCGTCTCACGATCGCCTCCATGTCGTCGGGGTACCAGATGTACACCGCGGCTCCGGCCGCCTTGAGCGCCGTGAGCCATGCTTTCTGGCCGACGGACAGACGGCCGCCGTCCTTCTTGAGCTCTGCGAACACGACGTCGCCGTGCACCGGGCGGACAAGCACAAGATCGGGGAAGCCCGGGTTGCCGGACAACGGTGTCGCCCACCGGCCGGGCCGAACCTGAGCGGGGCGAGTATGCATGACCATCCAGCCGCGCATCTTCGCGTACTCGATCACGGCCGACTGGAACTCGGACTCGGTCATACCGTCGTCCCCATGTAGCGGATGTCGTGCAGCTGTCGGTCGGGCACCTGATAGGTGTCCACTTCCATGACGCGGCCGGGTGCCTGCGGGCATGGTTCGCCCTTGTGGAGCAGGGTGGCGGTGCGGACGTGCTCGTCGAGGATCCAGCCGCGAACGGTCACCTGATCGCACGCCAGCACGCCGTCGATGCTCATGTGGGCGAGCCATAGGTAGCAACAGATGAGGAGGTGCTGGTTGCCGGGCTTGTAGCCGGGCGCCCATGCGACCCATGTGTCCCGGTTGTATCGGCTTGTCCCGCATGAGGTCTTGACCTCAGCCTTGTGCGTGTCCTCAAGGATGATGTCGTGCTGATACTTGGGGCCGTGCTCGGCGTTGATGAGGAGCTCGTTGCGCAAGTAGTCGACGAGCGCGGCCTCGGCGATGAAGCCGGACAGGCGTTGCGGTTCCTTGGGGAACGGCGAGTTGCGGAGCATCTGGACGCCCCACGCTCGGTGCTCGTCGGTGATTGTGGCGAGCATTAGAACGGGTGCTCCGTCTTGAGTTTGTCGATCATCGCCGACGCTTCACGCTTGGACAGGGCCCGCGGGTCGCCGTCGTAGCGGAGGGAGCGGAGGAGCTTGATTTGCGCGTCGGAGGGGCCATCGCCGGACGGTGCCGGGGCGCCACCCATGCGCACGACCTTCTCCATCTCCTCGCGTGACGGACGCTTCCCGGCCGCGTAGATCCAAGCACTCAGACAACGCCCAATGGCCGAGGTTTCTGCATTCTCAACGTGGCTCGTTGCGTTCACGCCTCGGTCTGACTTCTCCTCGTATGCGTGGCCGATTGCGACGGGATGCGGGTCGTCGCGGTGACGGTACACGTCGGCGCGGAACAGAACGGCGTGGTCGTCCATGCGGACGATCTCGGTGGCGATCCGGCCGTCGGGATGCGCGGCCCAGAACAAGGCGAGACGCTCCTCGACGGTGGCGTAGGTGGATAGGTCAAACCCCACGGCGTTCCTCGGCTCGTTGTTGGATGCGGACGAGGTTGTGGAAGTGCTCGGCCTTATAGCACGGGAAGCACCACACGGACCACGATCCGGGCGACCAGTGGAAGATGTCGTCACCGGCGAGCGGGGCGCCGCAACGGCAACACGCTCCGGCGGTCGGTTTCTGGAGGGTCGGCCGGTCAATCATTGAAGCCGCCAAGCTTGAGGGCGACGATCACCTCGAGCGTGGAGCCGGTGAGGTATGGCAAGCCGCCGGGTGTCTCCTCGAGCACGCGGACGAGCTCGTTGAGGGCCTTGCGCATCTGGCCGCGATGATCGGCGAGGGTGTCCACTTGGAAGCGCAAGTTGCGGATCGTGTCGGACTGGTCGGGGTCAGTCATTCGGGTCTCCTTGGTTGGTTGTTGGGCACTGTAGCGAGCCGGTGTCGCATTCTTGAGCATCCTGTTCCGTTCCCGGTGGGAGGTGCCTCCCCAGACGCCAGCCATGTCGGGGTGTTGGAGCGCGTAGGCGAGGCATTGGTCGGCGACCGGACATCTCCGGCAGATGGAGACGGCCTTGCGGGTGTCGGCCGCGCCAAGCCTTCCGGGGCCGGGGAAGAAGATGTTGAGATCCATGTCGACGCATTCGGCTCGGAGCATCCATTCTGGCCGGTCGATGTTCATCGGCATGGACGTGACCACGGCTCCCATCCGCATCCACGGTTTGCGTCGTGCCATCGCCAGATCTCGAGCGCCATGGCAAGGTTGACCTCGGGTTCGTTGATCCGTTCCCATGATCCGAACAGGTGGGCGACTTCCTCGGCCCACACGCGGTTGATTTGCATGAGGCCGTGGTCGCCGCCGTTCCACCGGTCGTCGCCCGGGACGATGTTGAGGCACCGGGATTCTTGCCACATCTCCTCGAGCACGTTCACGAGCTCCTCTTGCGGCCATCCGACCTTGAGCGCGAGGGGCGCCCATTCTTGGCACGGCGTGTCGATCGGGAGCTCGAGGACGGCGAGGTCGGCTTGGAGGGCGTCGTGCGCCGTCGTGGTTGGGGACAAGGTTGTGGATGTTGTGGATGACGGGGTGGATGGCACCGGGGTTATCACCACTGTGCGTGGTGTCGGCTCGGTGATGACGGCCGGCGCGGTTTGCGGGTCGTCCTTGAGGATCCGGTGGGCGATCTCGTTGCCTGCGATCAGGGTCATGATGGCCATAACGGCCATGACGACGAGGTCGGTCAGTCTGCTTCTCATTGGGTTCTCCTCAGGTCGGGGTCTGGGACGGTGATGGTTTACCGGATCGGCGTCGGGAAGTCACGCACCGAACATTCGGGCCCATGTTGCGGGGCCGACGATGCCGTCCGCTTGGAGCGCATTGTTGGTCTGCCATGACTTGACGGCCGCCTCGGTTTGTGGTCCGAACTTGCCGTCGGCGGTGAGGCCGAGCCGGGCTTGGATCAGCTTCACGGACGCCCCTGTTGAGGAGCGCTTGAGAGGCCGTCCGGGGTACTTGGGCGGTGTCGGTGCGGACGGGGCGCTAGCGGGGCTCTGAGGGGCTTCTACGAGCCTCTCACGGACTGGTGACGCGTCTGCCCATGCTTCTCGGGTGGTTTCGACGTGGATCCAGTCGTTGCCTTGCCCGGGCGACTTCTCGACCCAGCCTCGGCCGGCTTCCCAGTAGCGGGTGCGTTGGTAGTGGTGGATCCTCTGGATGCCGAGCTCTTGGGAGTTGGCGATGAGCCACGGGAGGATGTCGGCCTCGAGGACGGCGATGCCGGGGCCGCCGTGCCGTTCACCGAATCCGAGGTCGACGGCCGCGCCGAACGCGTGCGAGCTCCATGCGGTGCCGCCGCGTACCGGGCGCCGATTGTAGATGCCGAGGCTCTTGAGCTTCCACCGGGTGTGGCAGTACGCGGCGAGGGCTTGCAGGTTCGGGGAGGCGCCGTCGTATGGGGCGTTGGGCTCGAGGCCGCGGTTCCACGACTGGAAGCGGGTGGCGACGGTCATGCGACAGTCTCGACCGGCCACGTGAGCGTGATCGCGGCGTGAGTGCCCGATGAGACCACGGCCCACAATTCCTCGCCTTGCGGGATCTGGACGGTGAAGTTGGTGTTGTTGTCGATCTTGAGGCCGTTGTTGGTGGTCACGTCGGAGCCTCCGATGTAGAGGTCGTTGCCGTCCGGGCGGATCACGATCGTCCTCGGTTCGTTGATGGCGGCCGAGATCAATTTGACTCTCGTGGCCGTGACGGTGGTGCGTGTCGAGATCATTCTTGGTTCTCCTTGTTCTCCTTGTCCTTGAGTCCGTTGGACGCGAGGACGCCGGACAGGGCGCCGGTCATGAACAGCACCAGCGGATTCAATGTCGCCCAAGCGGATTCGTCGTTCGGGGACACTTCGAGGGGTTGGACGACGAATAGCAGGCCGTACAACAGGGAGCAGACGGCGAGCATGAAGGTAATCGACAGGGCGCAACCGATCACGAAGATCAGTCGGGCTTTGATCTCGCTGTTGGTGTACTTCTTCACGGGGTGATCTCGCATCGTGGGGCGGTGGGGGCGGTGTCGCAGTTGTCGCGTATTCGGTCGGAGCATCCGGCGACGATCCAGATGGCGACGGCTCCGAGGAGGGCGACGAGTACAGCGGCGGATCTCATGGCTGTTCGTGGTTTATGTTGTAGACGCATTGAGTAACCCATGCCTCGTATTCGTCGTCAGTCATGAGTCGTTCTGTGTCGTCGACTTGGATGTACACCGAGTCCTGCGGGTAGAGCGCTTTATATTCTTCGGGGGTCATGAGAGTCCGTTCTTGTAGCCGTAGACGCGAATTGTGCCGCCGGTGATTGTGCCAGCGGAAGGCGTGATCTTGAACGACGTGAATTGGGTGGTCGATAGTTGGGCGAATGAATGAAGGCCCATTCTGCCGAAGTCGCTGAGAACGTACGGCCCGAAGATGCTCGTATGTTCCGCCAGGTTTGGCATCAGTACGTCGGTCATCAGATAGGCGGAGGTGGTGTTGCCGCCTCCTACGTTGTCGGCTTGGGCGCCCGGATTATTAGACGCAAGTTGCCATGCCGCCGCGCCGAGGTTGACGTATGCCGCTGTTCCGAAGTAGTTGGTGGTCGTCATTGTGCCGCCAATTCCAAATTGGAGTGCGAGGGCGCATGATGTCGACGATGCTCCTCCGGTGTAGATGATCCGATAGTTGTCGTATGTGCTGGAGAAGGCATCGGTGACGGTCACGGAGGTCACGGCTGTGCCGACGGTCTGCGTCTTGATGAGCCACAAGCCGACAGCATTCATGTCCGCCGCCGTCAGAATGTCGCCTGCTGAGAATGAGGGGTAAGTCATGGGGTCACCATCCGAGTCGGTTTGTGTTGAGAATACCGAACGTCGACGAGTTCAGGGTGAACAGGTCGTAGATGACGGTCGGGGAGAGGTACAGGGTGAAGGTCGTCTGTCCGGGCACAGCTGAGCAGGTGCCGCCCTCAATGACGAATCGTGTCTGGGTGCTTGATCCTCCGGGCACGTTGTAAGTCACCAGAACCGAGCCGCCGGACATGACCGGCAGGTCGTTCAGCACTTTGGTCAGTTGGGTGGTCGTGTTCGCGCTGTCGCTGAACCGGACGTCGGCATAGAGGGACTCCTGCGACAGGACGGCCGCGTACCAGTTGGTCTGGGCTTGCTGTTGGGCGACATTGTTGAACAGGACTTGCCGGTTGTAGTTGCGCTCGTAGTTGGACGGGCTTGTTGCGGTAGTCGTGCCGACTGTTGTTGAAGTCAGGTTGATGACGTTCGGATAATTGGCGTTCGGATACTTGCGCGTCAAGCCGTCGTAGACGATGCTCGTAGACGACGACAGGCCGATCGTGAACGTGACGTCGGCGGGCGCGTTGGAGGTGGTGAACTCGATCGTCGCGCCGTCGTAGTAGTAGTTGGAGTTTTCGGTGGCTAGAAGCTCGCCGATGCGTTGTCCGATGGTGGTCGGGTCGAAAGCGTCGGACACGATCGCTCGTCCGTCGTATTCGACCGGCGGAGGGTACGGCGGGACGAACGGATACACCTCGTTCGCAAGCTTGACGGCCTGCCGGATCGCGTTGGTGGTTCCGATAATCGGGTCGTCGTTGACGTAGTAGAGGGACAGCATTCCGAAGGCGTCGACGCCGGTAATGGTGGCGGTGTTGGCACCGCTGGTGATCTCGTCTTGGAAGGTGACCTCGACGACATAGAAGAACATATCGCTTGTGCTGAGGTTGTTCTCAATCTTGATTTGGTCGCCTTCGGAGATGTTGGCGGCCTGTCCGGTGTTATTGCGAACCGTGAACGTACAAGTGTTGCCGGTCCACGTGTCGAAGTATGAGGTCCGTCCGAAGCTGAACGACAGGGATTGGGTGATTGACGTGAACGAGGTGGCGCCTACGGTGACTGTCCAGTTAATCGTGCTCATCAGCCGATCGCGTTCGCTGGGAGCCGGTTGTTGAGTCGGACGTATTGCTGGAGGGCGGCGACGACGGCGTTCGGGTCGGCGGACGTTACGGTGACGTTGATCGTTGTGCCGCCTCCCATGAGGCCGCCCCGGTCGAGCGGGATGACGGCCTCGGGGCCCGCCTCGCCGATCATGGCGAGCGTCGGGCCGGTGACGATGCCTCCCTCGGCGAGCATGGGGATGTCCGGGACGTCGAAGCCCTTGCCGCCGATGAGCGGAACCCAGCCCGGAATCTTGAATGAGAGGGCGCCGACGGTGTTGTTCCAGATTGAGGCGACACCGTTGAACACGGTCTTGAATGCGCTGTAGAGGGCGTCGATGTACTTGCGGACGTTGGTGTACCAGACGCCGACTGCACTGCCGATTGCGTCGAATACGGTGGTCGCGATCGAGCGGAAGCCGTTGAACACGAATTGGACGTACGCCCACCAGATCTCGAACGCTTTCTTGATGCCGTCGATGGTCTTGCCGAAGATGTCGAACTTGGCTTGAAGGGCGATGAGGGCGGCGATGACGGCGAGGATGACGGCGGCGCCGGTGGCGACCCATAGCGCCGAGAAGGTGGTGGCGAGCGCGGTGTTGAGGGCGGCCGTGACGGCTTGGATTGTGTTGTAGACGGCGAGCCCGGCGTTGAGGGCGAGGATGCTGGCCGCGAGGGTGCCGACGACGACGCCGATGGTGACGATGAGGCCGGTGTTCTCGCGGACGAAGTTGCCCATCGCTTGCAGTCGTGGGAGGAGCTTCTCGAGGATTGGGAGCAGGGCGGCGCCGATGCTTTCCTTGGTTTCGTTGAGGGCGATGGACAGGCTCTTGAACTTGCCTTGGGCGGTGCCCGCTTGCTTGGAGGCTTGGTTCTGGAATGTGTTGGCGAGGTTGCCGAACAGGATGTCGGCGTCGCCGCCCTTGGCGATGATCCCGGCGAGCTGTGGGTCTAGTGCCTTGAGGGCCTTGAAGTTGCCGTTGTACGCCTTGGAGAGGGCGTCGGAGACGGTGGCGAGGTCCTTGCCGGTGCCGGCCGAGATGTCGAGCGCGAGGCCGAGCAGATCTTGGGCTTCGGCGACGTTGCCGGTGCCTCGGACGAGTGAGTCGAGTGCCGGGCGGAGATCGTCGTCGGCGACGGCGGCCGCGATGGAGGTCTTGGTGATGAAGTCCTCGACGGACGCGACTTGGGCGTCGGTGGCGCCGGTGACGTTCTGGAGGGTGGTGGCAAGTTTCTGGGCGGCGGCGTCGTCCTCGGCGAATGCCTTGACGGCGTCAACGGCGACCACGGTGAGCCCGGCGAGCGCGGCGGCGGCTGGTAGGGCCGCTTTCTTGATGGCGAACGATGCTTTCGCTCCGGCGCCCTCAAGCTTCTTGAAGTCGTTGATCGCCTTGTCGATCCCTGCCGGGTTCCATTCGGAGACGATGGGAAGGGAGATTGCCATTAGCGCCTCACTACTCCGGGGACGGCCTCGAGGATGATCTTCTCGACAACGGGTTCGAGGCGGCGCATCGTTGCGTCAATGTTGCGTTCCCCGGCGAACCACATGAAGCGCGAGGGCCCACGTCCGAGTTTGCGACTGAGGTCGGCGGCGAAGTTTGGACGGGCTCGGTTGGGGTTCTGGTTGCGGGTTTGGTTGGGTCCGCGTCCGGCCATGTCGGTGATGGTGAGTGCGGCCGTCTTGGTGCGGACGACGACGGTGCCGACGGACTCCCATTGGGCGCCTTGTTGAAGGTTTCGGCGGCGGGCTTTCCGGGTGTCGATCTTGGCGATGACGCCGGCCCGCTGGTTCGCCTTGTTCCATCCGGTGCGCTTCAGATGTTCCATGCCTCTCAGCGGGGCGCTGTTGGGGATGGAGTCCACGATTGGGGCAACCATGGTTTCCCGGACGATTCCGAGCATCTCCTTGGAGAGCTCGCGCCGGAGGGCGGGGTTGACCTTCTGCAAGTCGCGGAGGGCTTCCTTGAGGCCGTCGTATTGGAGGCCGATTGTTGCGCTCACTTGTGGCCTCCTTGTCTGTCTTGGTTGATGGCCTCGACGACTGTGGCCAGATCGTCTAGGTCGAATGGGATGTCTGGAGGCCAGAACCCGGTGGCGGCTAGCACTTGGGCTAGTTGCCGTCGGTAGCCCCCTCGGTAGGGTTTGTGTTCTCGGTCTCCACGACCTCGAGCGTGACGAGCCGCTTGATGAAGTCGTCGAACATGGCCGGGATGGTGATGCCGGCCTGCTTGCTCGCCTCGTAGGCCATGAATGCGAGGTCCTCCATGCCGATCCCAGACGACTGGATGTCGGACGCCTTGCGCTTGAACTTGCGTTCCCAAGTGACGATCACGTACAGGTTTGTCGTGACCTGATACTCGCCTTGTCCTTGGTCTACCTTGAGTGTGAGCTTCATCGGGATCCTCCGTCGGTGGTTGTTGACTGGAGGGTACTAGATCAGGGTGCCGTGATGTCGCGACCCGCGGATCCGCCCTTGAACACGGCCTCCACGACCGAGAGCTCGCCGACCGCGCTGTTGATCGGCGTGATCTTCTCGAGGAAGCAGTTGGTGATGGTGTACTCGGGGTTTGAGGCGGACTCGGTGGTACCGGACGGCGAGATGACCAGCGTCGACGGGGTTCCCCACGCCGAGTAGAGGATCGCTTCGATTTCACCGGCGCCGTAGCTGTTGAACAGGGTGAGGGTCACCTCGTTGTTCTCGAGGCCGGCGGCGAACACGCGGGCGCTTCCGCCGAACGCGGTGGTTTCGAGCGCTTCCTTGGTGAGGCTGACCTCGCACTTGGAGCAGTTGTCGGAGAGGTCGGTGGTGGTGGCTCCGACGGTCAGGTTGATCGTCGCGTTGCCGAGGAATGTGGTGGTGGCCATGTTGGTCTGCTTTCTGGGTTAGGAGCGGCGGGCGCTCATTCTCACTGTGAGGTCGTATGCCGGGAGCTCTTGGGTGCCGACGACTGCCACGGTGGGCTGGCCGGAGGCGAACACGACGCCGGAGTTGAGGATCGTGTCCACGGTCGTCAGGATCCAGTCGGTCGAGTCTTGGTTGCCGGGTGGTGCTCCCAAGATTCGAATCGTGAACGTGAGGTCGGCGACGGCGTTGACGATCCCGGCGTTGAAGTTGGTGAATGACGGGGGCTCGACGAACACGGTGAGCGGTCGAGCGTTGCGAGGGTCTTGCACGACGGCCAAGCCGAGCCCGGAGAGCGCGTTGACGAGTGCCGTAGTGGCCTCCACGAAGATCCCAGAGCCGGCCACACTATGCCACCTGACTGCGACGGACGCCGAGGAGTTGCTTGATGCGTCCCATGGTGAGGCCGGTCGGCTGGTTGATAGCCATGTCGGAGAACGACGCGAACGAATCCACCGATCCGCGCTCGCGGTACAGACTGGCCGCGTAGAGCGTGGTGCCCAACGTGACGTCGGCGCTCGGGCTGGTGCCCGGTGCGTCGTGGTAGCCCGCCTGCTGACGTGCCCTGAATGCGTAGGCGTTCGCCGCTGAGACGCACGTGGCGATGTAGGCGGTGTCGTTGGCGGTGGCGGCCGAGATGCCGAGGAACTCGGTGACGTTCGCCGATGTCGTCCATGTGCACGTGATGGTCCACGTGAGCGTCCCGTTCGGGATGACGGCGGCGCGACTGATGTTCGCCCCGGAGTCGTAGAACAGGATCTGGTTCGGGATGATGTAGTCGTTGTTGTAGACCAGATCGCCCTCGTCGGACACTCCAATGAGGAGGCCGGACGGAATCGCGAACACGGTGTGGGTGCCGTTGATCGTCGAGTCGCACCCGGCGACGGTGATGCTCTGGCCGATGCCGATGTCGGTCGCCTCGAGGGTCTGGATCACGACGTAGTTATCGAGCCTCATCTGCTCAATTACTGCGAATGTTGCCATGGTCCAGACCCTCGTCCCTGCGATGCCGTGCTGGGGATCAGGTGAGCTTGACGAACTTGGTCGCGTCGATCATGAGCGTGGCGAAGTAGCCGCGCCATGCCAACGTCCGCGAGAGCGTCGACGGCGAGTCGAGACTGATGGCGCCCTTCTGCTGTTCGAAGATCTCGAAGCCCGACGGGTCGCCCACGATGACGGTGTCGGCCGCGAAGTTGCGGTCGACGATCACGCTCAGGCCGAACGCCTGCCCGACGCCGTTGGCGCCACCGGGCACCTGCTGACCGAAGGCGTTCATCGGCATCGTCGGGGCCAGCAGAGGCCTGCCGGTCGTGTCCGTCAATTTGCCCAACGACGCGAACATGTTCGGCGACAGGAACAAGTGCGTCGGCAGGTTGCCGAGGCTGTTGTTCAGGATGGTCGACGCGGCATCGTAGATGTCGGAGATCCACTCGGACGGCGAGGTCGGGTCGGTGAGGACTGCCGACTGCGAGCATCCGGCGAGCAGGTTGTCGGCGGCCACGTTGTCGGTGGTGACGGCGTAGATGCGAGCCATGTCGTCGAGGATCAGGCTCAGGACGGCCGGGTCACTCCACTCGAGGTCTTGTTCCGACACGGACACGTAGCCTCCATAGGTGCCCTTAGTGACCTGCGAGGACGACACGACGAACGTGCCGGACTGGAGCGCCGCGTTCTCGGCGGACTGGACGGCCATCGAGGTGTGCGTGGTGACGCTCGGACGGATGAACACCTTGCCGCCTCCGGGCATGGCCTTCACGCCGATCGCGTCGACGACGGGGCGACGGCCCTGCAGGTTGTTGTACACCGGTCCGAGGATCGGGGTGGGCAGGATGCCGGGCGTGTCGGTGGTGACCACGTCGGGGGCGGCGGCCTTGAGGGCGTCGCTCATGCGGTGCCACGCGTCGCCTCCGGCGATCGCGGCGGCGAGGTACTCGACGGCGGTCGGGAGCTTGGCTTCACGCTTGACGGCGGTGGCGTAGATCGGGGTCGTGGCCACGGCGGCCTCGACGGTGGTGGGCTGGACTTCCATGTTCTCCTCCTCGGAGTCTTGGGTTGGGTTGGGTTCTTCTTCGGGGCTTGACGGCTCCTCCTCGGGGGAGGTGGCCGCGATCTCGGTGATTTTCGCGTCGGTGAACGCTGGCATGGCGACGAGACTGATTTCGGCGAGGTGAGCCTTGGTGACGACGGTGGCCTTGAGTTCCTTGTCGTAGTACGATTCGATCGGCTCGGCGCCGACACTGACGGCGTCGTATGCGCCGGCCTTGACGAGCTCGATGGCGTCGGCCGCCGCGGTGGTGCGGGCGAATGTGGCGGTGAAGCCGAGGCCCTCGTCCATGTCGGCGATCGCGTTGACGACGCCTCGGAGCTGTGTGGTGTCGTGGTTTTCGAGGAGCTTGGCAGGTTTCTGGTTGACGTCGAATGCGCCCCGGGCGAATGCGACACGCTGGCCGTTGCTCACCACGGCGGTGGTCGGGGCCCACGGCACGGCGAGCCCGGTGACGGTGGCGGGCTTGTCCTCGCCTGCGGCCGCGTCGATCGTCGGGAGTTCTGCGGTAAATCTGATCATGATCGGGAGTCCTCACTGATGCGAACGTCGGCCGAGTCCTCGACCTCGACACCATTCTCGCTCATGTCGTTGACCTCTAGGTAGTCATGTAGATCGAACTCGATGTACCGGCCGGCGGGGAGGATGTCGTTGCTACTGAGGGTTTCTTGGATGCAGTCGAGGTACTGCTTCACCGAGAAGAGATAGAGATCTTGCCGGGCTTGTTGGGCGTTCTGGTAGGTGAACGATCCGGGGACGCCGATGCCGAGCAGGTACGGCGGGACGCCGATCGCACGGGACAGTTCGAGGGCTTGGAATTGGCGGCCCTCAACGAGCTGAAGCTTGGACGGGTCGGAGCCGAACTCGTGCCACTCGACCTCGGAGTTGAGGGCGCCGACGGCCGAGACGCGTCGAGCGTTCGCCCATCCTTGCGCGAGTTCTCCGAGATCCTCGGCCGACATTGGCTCGGAGCTGGGACGCTGTTGGAGGTATCCGGCGGCGATCTCATTGACGGCAAATCGTTCGGCGGCCGACTGCAATCGGAGCGCGGTTTTCATGGCGGTCGCCCCGGTGTAGATCAGGCCCTGCGTACCGGACAAGAATTGGACGACCTCACGCGGGTCGAGCTCCATGCCGTTGAACGTGATCTCGGTGGACGGCCCGAACCACTGCGGGCCGGTCTGGTCGAGCGTGTTCACCATCGCGGCCGGGAGCCACGTGAACGAGAGCGGTCTGCCGGTCGCTTGGCTCCTCGAGGTCACGTACCAGAACGCTCGGCCTCGCATGATGAGGTCCGTGGTCGTGTTGGAGATGAGGAAGTTGCGGGTCACCTTGGGGTCGGGCTGGATCATCCAGCGCTCGAGCTCGAGGTAGATCTTCTCGTATTCCTCGCCGGTCCACTGCAGGGTGTAGTGCTTGAACCCCAGCGACCCAGCGACGGCGGTCATCATCTGCACGCCGCGCTGGATCGTCGGGAGTTGCGTGACCAGTTCCTCAGTCGCCCCGACGGTGTACGTGAAGAACTGGCCAACCTGTGCGGCACTGCCGGACGCGGCCTTGATTGTCTCAGCGCCGAACGCGGGGGTGGCGTCCTTGCGTCCGAACAGTCCCATGGCCGGAGTCTCTCACGGTTTCGGGATCGTTCCCAGTCATGTACCGAATGCGAATGCGGCCTTGGGACGCTTGCGTTGCACCGATGCGGATCCGGCCGCCCAGACCATCGCACGAGCGAGCTCAATCGGTCCCGGCGATTTCTGCGAGGACAATGGGGCGCCGTCGTTGGTCTTGACCATCACGGCACGGTTGACGTGTTCGGCGAGCGCCTCGTTGCCGGGCACATGGTGGAGGCGATCCTCGACAATCAGCGCTCGGACGATCGGGGTCTGAGCTTTGAGCTCGCGGTAGCCGACGATCTCGGTGCGTCGACGGAAGTCCGGCGGGACGTGCTCGACGAGGCTCGGCGGGACGCGGAGCTGGACGGCGGGGTCGGCCATGACGCGGGTGACTTCGCCCCACATGGCGGCCATGGATTCGACGACGAACTCGGTGTCGACGATGATGTGATCCTCGACGCCGACGGCGCGGACGGCCACATACCGGGACTCGTCAAGGGAGGTCTCGATCGCAAGCACGCCTCCGGCGGGGATTGGTGTGTCGGTGAGCCGGTCGCCCCACACGTTCGGGATCCACGCCTTGACGGAGCCTTGCCATAGGTTCAGGTGGGCGCGGACGAACTCGGCGAGGGGGATGGTGGCGAACGCTTCCTCGAGGCCCTCCCACGTGATCGTGGTGCCGAGGGCGGGCGAGGCCCACGGCCACCACATCCGATCGGCGGGTGAGACGCCGGGCGGTGGTGACCATTCGGCGAAGAACATGGGCGACGGTTCCCCGCGGTCGATGCACGCGATCGCCTGCTCGCGCATGGAGATCAGCACGGTCGAGGACGCGTCCCCAGCTGTGGACCAGCACGACATGAGCGGGGAACGGCGGGCGATTTGAGACGGCTTGAGAGCGCCATAGATGACCTGCGGCTTGATGTCCCAGATCTCATCCACGAGGAGCAGGTCCACCGAATAGCCGTGCTTCCCGGCGGTCGCGGCCGCGAGCCGGATCGTCGAGCCGTCCGGGAACGTGATGGACTCCCGGCCGAACGACTTGTAGGACTTGGCGCCGAACTTCTCGGCCATCACCGGTTCCATCTCACGGAACAGGATGGACGCACGCTCGTATTCGTTGGCGACGATCATGACGGTCTGCGGTTCCCCGCGGATCCCCGCCATGACGGTCGCCCACCATGAGGCCAGCACCTTGAGGCACGAACTCTTGCCCACCTGCCGGGCTGTTGAGATGCACGCCGACCGGTGGATCAGGGTGCCGGTCTCCCGATCGGCCGGCGCCGCGTAGGACAACTGTCCAGCAAGCGCGACCTTCTGCCAGTCCATGAGCTCGAGCCCGTAGATCCGCTCGGCGAACAGGCTCACCGAATCCATGAAGTCGCCGGCCGCCGTGTACGCCGTGATCAGTCTCGGCTCAGTGCGACCCGATCCGTGCAGATCGCCCTCGATCCCACCCAGTTCCGGCTGGTTCGGGCTGGTTCCGAGAGATTCGAGAT